GTATACGGAGCAACAATAGCAGCGCCCTTACCAAAGATATTCTCGGCTTCCTTAACCTGACCAGCACGAGAACTCAGCATTGCTATATCGTTAGCAACCGTTTCTGTAGGAAGAAGATGATCGAACAATGCTTGCTCATCTATCTTCTTCCCAACACGTAGCGCCTCACCAGCGTCTGTAAGTTGTGGAAGATTAACCATTCTATTTGCTTTTGCAAGATCCATGACCTTTATGACTTTGTCGAATGCCACGTCTACTATGTTCAAAGGATCAAACACTGTTTGGCCAATCATTTCTTTCCACCAAACAGAATGCTTCATCAAGACTTCTTGTGCCTCTTCGTCAGTGAAATCACCCATAGTGTTCAGTTCTCTGTAGGCATTACCAGCAGCCTCAGGTCCAGAAAACTGAATACCACGAGAATACACCCAGGCACGCTCTTGCTGCGGTGTATTTACTCCATAGAGTTCTCGCTCGTGTCCATAGAACGCATCACCAAGCAAGGTCTCTACAACCTCTGCAGGAGTATTTATAAGTTCCAATGAAGCCGAAGCCGTTCTACCAAAGTCAGAGGTAGTAATGTTAGTTATGATATTGTCGAAGGAGTTCCACGGAAGATCCGTACCAGTTTGGCCCCAACTGCTCCAAGCATTTCTTGCTTTACTCCATCGCGCGTTTACGTGTTCATCCACATAGTTAATAAAGGACTCGCCCTTTTTCCAACCCATAGGAGCATCAGTCTCAGGGTTATAAGGATCAGGCTTTACCTCTGGAGATACCGTTTCCAGATCCTGAGCGGCTGATTGCATATCCTTATCCGCTTGCTTCTTCTGCTCTTCCGCAACTGGTCCAGTAATTGCTGGAGGAGCCAGACCAAAGAAGTCAGCGATTGAAGATGTGAGATTGGAAAAAAAGTCGCCCTGTGCCACCTCCGCCTCGCTGGTTTGCACAGGGGGTTTCTTTTCCACGGTGGTGCTTTCGATGCTTGTCTCTGGCGATTCGAGTTCGTAATTAACACCGGAGGAGTAATCTTCACTAGGTGGCGTAGACTCTCTTCCGGATACTTGATCAAGAACTTCCTTCTCTGTCATTTCCATACTGGAATCGCCACGTTGGCCAGATGGTTTATGGAATGGTTGGTTAATATCTTCCCATCCCGCAGGACGCTCCCACGGTTGCCACATTTTGAAGCCTAACCTATCCGGATGTGTGGGAGGCAAGGCTTGTGGCGTTGGTTTATAATTTCCAGTGTATTCATTTCTTGGTGTAGGTGCAGGTGGCTGTGGTACACCACCTGCACCATAGACCGGCTTCTGTATTCTAGGAGCCGGAGGGGCGGGTGGATTCTTGCTCATAATACCCTCGTAAAATGAAGGATGGAAGTGATACCCGCTCTGTTTCTACCTGTTGAACTTCTGCACCACGCTCGTGCTCACGCTGTGCAGCCAATATATTCGATAGCGTACGCTTCTGACTTTGCAGTGCAGAAGCGTACGCATTACGAATTACGTTAGCCACAGGTTTCTACCGACACCACCACGAGTAGTCGAGGAACCAAATGGTTTGGTTATTGCACGACGATAACCAACCGTTCCTATTTCACTCGGACTGGTACTGCGTAGTTGCGGATTCACTAGATTCTGCGCTAGCGCTAGAACAGGCGCCAGCGAATTATTGTTCAGAACTTGGTTCTCCAACGTCTCCAGATGTGCAGCAGATGCAGCCTTAGCAGCACGTGTTTTACGTTGGAAACCCAAATCCTCATCCAATGTTGGCATTGCTTGATTTGCTGTATTCAAGTATTCTCTAAGCCATGTAAGAGGAGCCATCTGTTTATTTACCGCTTCAGTTTGTACTGCTGTAGGAGCACCAGTTCCATAAACCATTTCTGCTAGTTTCCTGGGAGTAAGTTGATCCATTGCATACCACAACCTGTTTCCCTGAAGCAAGTACTGGTTAGGATTTAGTTCTTGCGGTGAAGCACTAGCCGAAGAATATCCAGCCTGCGGTTGTGAAATGCGTTGACTACCAGGAACACCAGGTGGCTTTTGTACGTTAGCATATGAACCAAACGCTGTGGGATTTTGCTGTGCAAGCCATTGTCCCATTTGCCACTGGGTGCCAGGATCCATATAACGCAGCAGTGTATTTACTGCTGTTTGTAGAACATTAGCAGATGAAGCATCTTTAGGATTGTATTGCTTATGCCAGGAAGGTAGAGACGCAACAAAACCTTGTGTGTTTGGCTGTATTCTGTTTGCATTCTGCCCACCGCTATATATCTTCAAGCCTCTCCGACGAGGAACGTATCCAGTATTTACCATATTTACTGGAGCAGGCGGTGGGTTTGGAAGCGGTGGTGAAGGGGGCATAGGTGGTGGTAATGGAGTTGGTGGTGTTGAAGGTGTTGAAGGTGCTGGAAGCCACGGATTAGGATATATTCTAGGATCTTCTAGAGCCATACTAGTATCCCTCCCCTATCGGTGGAATGTATCCACCACTATTGCTCCAGTTGTCTGAAGAAGTTAGACCCGCTGCATTAGATGCTTCTTGTTCTTGTTGTCGTTTACGGCGATAACTACCACCACCACGCCACGGATTGTACCAAGGCTCACCCCAACCTTGAGGACCCCATCTATCTGCAAAACCACGTCCCCAACCTGCTCCGAGTGGTGCTCCGTAGAAATAAGGATTATCCCACGGATAAGAACCAAGGCCAAATCTATCTTCGTACCATTGGCCCTTGTAATCAGCAGCAGTTGGAGCACGACCATTTTGCATCATAAATTGTTGGCCCCACTGTAGCGCCTTGATGTTTTCACGTAGCACTTCTGTAGGATGGAAACTTCCAACCCACGGTGGTACACCGCCATGATCTCGTGCGTAATCAAGAACCCATTGATCGAATTCTGCTTGTGATCCCTGCCACATTCCGCCAACTTGATTCCAGTCTACTTCTTCTCCAAGTGCATCAAACTCAGGAGCCCACGGACTTTCTCCGGTGTAGCCTGTTCCGGTGGTTGTTCCGGTGGTTGTTCCGGTGGTTGTTCCGGTAGTTCCTGCTCCGGTACCTGCTCCGGTTTCGGTTGTTCCTGTTGTTTCGGTGCCTGTTGGTGTTGGTGTTGCTGACGTTGTTAGCGGAGACCACGATGTTACTCCATATGGATAACCAGGTGGTAGTCCTGTTGTTGATGCTGGCGGCGCGGGCGGCATGAGCACAGGGGGATTTTTTTCCAAAGTAGGATATGTAGGAAGTGCTGAGTAAGGTGGAGGAAGGGAGCCTGGTACAGCAGAGGTTAGAGGATTATATTCTACTGGAGCAGGCCTGTTTTCACTTAGAGGATTATATGCTGTTGGAGGAAGCGAGCCTGGTACAGCAGAAGTTAGAGGATTATACGGAATGGGTTGCCCAGGTAGCATTACTCCAGGCGGTGTGTTGGAATAGTCAACTCCCTCTTCATAACCTGGTAGTGCTTTTACTCCTTGTGGTTCTGGCCACCAATTCATTCCCATAGGGTACTGTTCTTGCAATTCCGAAGTGGAAACGCCACCAGGATATTGTGCTTGTACTCCTGCTGGGATGCTTCCTCGTCTGCTAGTTGTGCGTTCTGTTCTGCTTGTTGGAGGCACTGGTTGGTCATATCGTCCTTCATACATTCTTGATAGAACATCCTCGGGAGGTAGTTCTACTTTCTTCTCACCTGGGCCTTGTCCTAGCGCTTCGAAGTAGTTTTGTGTGGCTGGAAACACTGCTGGAACTTCTGGAACAAAGAAACGATACATTGCTTCGGACATTCCTAGCGGATAGCCTGTTCCAGCAGGAATTGAAGCAGCAGGTGATGGAACCATTTCCGGAATGAAGCGGCCACCAGGCCCAGTATCAGGTGCTGGAGTTCCATATCCAGGTGGAGTTGCTTGTGTTGGTTGTGCTAGGTATTCTTGATAGGTCGGGTAGTCATGAATCATATCTTCCCACGGCATCCTAGGTGGTACTCGTCCACCGGAAATGGGAAGATAATAGCGATAGGTTTTACGCTCTTCCTCAGGAATAGGAGGACCTTGAAGATCGTAAAGAGCACGTGCAGTATATTTAGCAAAAGCATCCTGCTGTGCTTTACGATCTTTCTTCTCTGCCTCAGTTTCAGTAGCAGACTTTCTGTTCTTGTCCTTCGCGCCTCTCTCAGCAGCAGAGGGTTCCGCTCTCTTGTATCTTTCTGGTCGTGTGGGTTGTGGTGCTGGTTGCTTCGGCGCTCGCTGTGAAGTCAGTCCTTCGTCTCTACCTCTACCACCACCACGATCTGGTCGTGTTGGAATAACTGGTGGTTTAGGTGCTACTACAATAACTGTCGTAGGTGGCTGTTGTGGAACACCGTAGTCTGCAGGGTTATATGTGATTGGTCTTGGTGGCTGTGGAATTGAACCACCATCGGAAATCACAGCCATGTGATACCTCCTATTCGGGTGGCGGACCACCCATTCTTACGTTCTCTGGAGAGAACATTCCAGTTTCATTCGTTACAGATCCGTCATTTTGTGGCATTGGCTCGTTCCCTGCCATTGCTTGTTCAAGTCCCATTCCTATATTTGGCATGCTAGGTGCCCCACTACCAGCACCACCTGCCTGTTGCATCAGGACTTTTCCAAGTTGCGCCTCTACTATAGGCAAGTATGGACTCTTCTGTTCCTTAAGAACATCAATAAGAGCCATAAGTTGCACCATAGGATCGCGCATAGCAGTTTCTTCCATGACAGTTTGGATTTCCTCTTCAGGCTGAGCAATGCCAAAGTAATGCTCCAAGATGTAACGCATGCTAACTGGAGGCTTCGGAAGAGAAGCAAGTTGTGCACCAACAACAGCAAGACGCTGCTCGTCACTAGCCTGCTTAGGTTTGACAAACGTGTCAACAACGAGTGCCTCCGTTTCTCTTCCAGCCAACATAGCAGAGAATGATTTGCCTTTTACTTGCGTGGTTACTGCTATGTGAGTGCTGTAAGAAAACTCCTGCAGCATCTGAAACACCATATCGCCAACTTTGCTGTAGAAGAGTTCCAAGTTCCCACGTGGCGTATCCATTCTCAAAGTGTCAGCACCGATAAGTTGCGACAGGCCATATCCTGACATACGTGCAGATGTTTGTCCGAACATAGCCTCTGAGAATGAACTCTCTGACATTTCCTTCTCTAGATTCTCTCGTACCTTCCAGACATCTGGAGGATTTCCTGGCCACTGTGGAAACTCAACACGCTCATTAGGATCATTCATCTGCAATATCTTGCCCCAGGCACCTTCAATGTTCATTGGCGTAGCGCCACGATGCACAGGAACAAGATTACTTAGCATATCAACAATCCGCATGATGCGGGAATTAAGATACTCAGTACGTTCCAGCGAGTAGATCATGGGAAATAGCATTGGAATTTTTTGCATATCAACTTCGTCAAACATCCCTTGCTTGTAGACAGAGAATACGTAAGGAATGAATGGATAGATAAGAGTCTTCCGTGGAATGACTACGTGTTCGTCGTAGGTTACCATGTAGTTTACGGAGCCGTCGTAATCATATCCCCACCACTCAATGTATGGAGCAACTCTATCTTCTACAGGAGGAAGAGGCTCATTTACTTTCTGGTTTATTGGAGGCGGAGGAATTACAGCGCCTTCAATATCTCTCCATTCTCTGACTACACTAGAGTAAGTTCTATTTTCTACCTGAACCAACTCGGAGAATGGCGAGTCGAATGTACTTGGGCCTATTGGATAGAGGTTACGTATTGGAATAATTGATAGTGTGATGGGAACCAAGTTACGTGGGTATGTTGCAACTGCCCAGTATTGTCCGTCTTCTTGTTCTTTTGTCTCCATGACAGGATCAGGTGCTCTATGATCCCACAGTATCTTCACCGCAGCAGAACCATGCAGCACCGTGTTGTGTGCAACGAGGTTATACAGATTCTGTTCCTGTCGTCTAGAGTTTGCACGCCACAGTCCTGCAAGAAAAATCTCTGCACGGGATGCTACCTTGCTCGTTTCTGTACTGCCACCTGGACACGTTACCGAGTATTGCGGTGGATACCCACCCAAAACTGCTGTTGCAATATCTACAGTATTGTGGCCTCTTGGTGATGCGCTCCAGTACTCTCCATGGACTTTGTTACGCCACGAACTATCATCAGAAAGATAGCCTGTCTTTCTTGCTCTAGACATGGCATAGATTTCGTCCATGAGACCAACAAGTGCATCGCGACGACGAAATACATTACGTGCATAGTTCAGTCTTGCAGTAACATCTCCTACCGTATCCGGCATTCCGGACATGTTACTTGCCATTCCTATGCTCCCTCTTCGGAACTGGTGGGTTCGGAGGACGCTTCTTTTTAGCGCGTCCCGCTTTTCTATATGCTATCGCAGTAGCCTGTTCTCTTGGATAGCCTTCTTCAATCAACTTAGCAATGTTTTTGCTGATTACTTCATCGCTACTTCCTTCCTGTAGAGGCATTTTTGCCTTCCTTACGCATCTTAGGCGGTGGTGGCATTACTTTCTTGAACGGTGTCTTTGGAGCATTGTTGTCTCCAAAGGTCAGACCGGCCCCACCCAGGGGCTGCACAGGGCGATTTTTTTCCAAACCAGTGGATTCCAGATCCAAATCAAGACCTAAATCGTCACTGGGTGATGCACCAACACCAATAGTAGATTCCAGAACAGCCAACTTCTGCTCAATAGCAGCAAGTCTCTGTTCAATGTCCATTACTGGTGCGGGCGTAGACATTGGTCCCATCATTGACGGATCCATTTTGTAAAACCCCTTTCCAGATTAGTTTGCCCAAGCAAATCCATCACGTGCTGGGCCTACTTGACGAGTATCCGATAACTCGAACGGAAGATTTCTCTGTGGCTTCGGATTCAGAATTGCGTCGGACGCAGAAGCAAGTTCCAATATGTACGAGTCAATGATTGGTTGCCAGAACTTACAGGCTTGAGTCAATGCGTCAACACGATCATCATGAATAGCATTAGGAAACGTGCTGATTTCGTCAAGAAGCGCGCTTTCCCATGTCGGAGACGTTGACGCATTGGGATATAGAATCCTCATGACACCTGTTCCACTTAAGCCTATAGCATACTTAGATCTTGCAATCTTGTCTGATCCTACTGTTACTGGAACAATATTGAAGCCGGCCATTCGTGGGTTTTGGCGTAAAGACTTGAATGCTGTATTCTGGGATGCTACTGCTTCCACATATATGTCCACGTCTCTACCATCTTTGATTGCTGTTTCAATAAGCATATTCTTGCCAGTGTCCCACTCTTCACGCCATCGTGCTTCGTCCTCTAAGACAACTAGAAATGGCGCTACGTTTCTGTCTATGTGGTCTTGTGTCCACCTATGTGTTGGGATAGCGTACAACGCTGCACGCAAGCCTACTGTAGCGTCAGCCTCTTCGTTCTTACTAAATGCCAAGTCCCAACTTCTACACCTGTGGACAAGTTTATACCCTTCGGCTTCAAGTAACAGTGCCGTTACTGAACGGAAATCCGCTCGCTTGAACTTCTCCCCTTCTTCACCTGAAGGTGAGCATTGATATAGTCCACTGTACTGAGAACGAAGGAGTCTCTTTGTACCACTTAGAAACGCTTTGTCAAAGCCCATTTCTGGCCAGAGTGGGGTGCCTTTAGGCCTTCCTAGAATATCAGGAAAAACATATGTGCGTTGATAATCTGTAAGTGTTGCTTGCTCTTCCGGAGATACATCTGCACGTGTACCGAGACTTTCTGCAGGAAGAGCAACAACTTTGAATTCGTTTGCTTCCTCTGAGTTAAGAATACGGCCAATCAGATCATTCTCGTGCCAGTGTGTCATTACAATGAAAACGACACAACCTTTCTGCGCACGAGTTCTAGCCGTAGTCTTGTACCAGTTATAGACACGGGTCTGATGTGCTTCAGAAACTGCTTCTTCGTAGTTCTTGTGAGCATCATCTATGATTAAGTAATGCGCACCGTATCCTGTAATAGTACCACCAACACCAGCCGCGATTAGTGTTTCCCGTTCTTTATTTACAGCCCAACGATCAGCAGCGCGGACTGTAGATGATAGAACAACACCAGGAAAGACTAGGGGGTAGTAAGGATTCGTATCTATCACATCACGATTTTGGATACTGAAACTCTCAGCAAGCGCGGCAGTATGCGTAGTGAGAATGAAGCGACGTTTTGGATTTCTCCCAACTAACCAACCTGGTGCAGTACCAGAAACAGTTTGGGATTTTCCGTGTCGTGGAGCCATCATCAAGATTACCTTACGAAGCTCGCCACGGTCTGTCGCTTCAATCACATCCGCAATAACTGTAATGTGTGGAGGAGCGAGAAAGCCTGGATCTACAAGTTGTGCATATGCCAGAAAGTTTTGTCTGGCTAGCATGATCTGTACAGCTTTCTCAATATCTGCCACTTCTTCCTCTGAGGCCGATGCAAGCATCGCATTGATTATGGATTCCTCATCGGGAAGAAGCGGCGGTGTGGGTTGGAGCGCGGGTGTATCTGGAGAATATTGTATTAACATATTTCACCATCAACAATCTCGTGTGCATAGTTGCTCGTCGGACCGGGGGGTGCACAGGGGGAATTTTTTTCAGTTGCGATTCTTGCGCGAGATGTAGCAGAAACAATCGACTTTAGTGCTTCTTGTGAAAGCGAAGCGCCAGAGAGAGTATTGACCATATTCTGTAGCGTGAAGGATTGCTGTCTGTTATCGAATAGCAGTTGCGTAGGAGACAACGGCCTAGCAATTGCACGTTGTGCAGCCTCAAACTCCAGTAGGGTCTTGAGCAATCGAATCTGTAATGCCGCAGGCATGACTCCGAGATCTTGTAACTCTTGTAAGTTAGCAAGAGTCTTGTCTCTGAGAGACGCCACAGCATTAGCGTTATGTGCTACTACCCATTCTGGATCGCGCATTTCCTCAGGAACTTCTGCTGTTGCTTTTACTGGAGCAAGTTGTACGTGTACGTCTGTGGATTTCAGATTAAAGTCTTTAGCAATTACACGTACGCGCTCTTCAGAAAGAGATAATTGATTTGCTGTTGCTTTGATATTACCGTGGTTTTCGACTAGTTTCTGAAGCACTATATCCTTCATGCTTGTTGGGGCGGGAAGTTGTTGGGGTTGTGGAGTTTGTGTGTTTGTGTATTGTCTCAACATTTCCCATCCCCTTTCTTGTTGTTTCTAAGGTATTCTGATGGGGGGCTATGGCCGATACCCCCCACCGGAGGGCGCGGGGCAGCCTGGGCAGGGCTACCCTAGCCTTATTATACCACAGGTCGGGGCGTTTGTCAAGGGGTTTTGAGGCGACTTTGAGGCGACTTTGGGCAGGTCTGGCAGGTCGGTCCGGACTGTTTTGGAAATATTTTGCGAAAGATTTTGCTGTTGGGAAAAAGTTAAAAAATGTTGGAAAAATTTTTAGAGCGTCAACTAACGTTCGCTTCCATTCAACATCCAGTCCCTATCCTTACCATTCCTTACCCTTACCATCCGTCCCCGCGTTTTTTCCTCTGGCTCTTTCCGGTCGGCTGTTGGCTGTTGCATACCTGCGGGTAATGTGGTATAATGGTGTTGCGCCACCTTGCGCGCAAGCAAACCCTATGCAACACCATATGAAAGGAAAGGTGCTTTAATGGCTACAAAGAATTACAATGCAGACGTGGTGAAAGCCTTGCCGAAAGACAAGGCAATCACCGGAATTGGCGAAATTGCACGCATAGCACAGTTGCTTTGTGCCAATGATGCTATCACGCCACAAGTTGTATCCGAGACGCTGAAAGCAAAGTCCAACGTGGTTCTAACACCGTCTGGACGGATCAAAGGTGCTAAACTTGTCACCGTCACCGTCGGCACCATTGAGACGCTTTTCAGTTCATACCGCAAGCCTGTGACTAGCACGCGGACTAGTCGCGGTATCGTTGGCCGCGTGCCTATCAACACCACAGACGCTGAATTGCTGGAACTGTGCAAGGCCGTGCAGACTGCATTCCCACAGATTACTTTCCTTGGAACCGCCGAACAGATGCACGAAATGGACCTTGCGGTATCGCTTGCGGCACAGATTGGCGCCAACGTGTTGGCCGATATCGCGGACTTGTTGGCGTAGCACATAGCAGCATAGCACGCCAACGCAAGGCCACCAGACTAGCACAGTCTGGTGGCCTTTCGCTTTACTGGTAATGGCAAGGCCACCAGACTAGCACAGTCTGGTGGCCTTGCCATTGGCAATAAGGTATCTGGTGCTGGTGCTGGTGCTGGTGCTGGTGCTGGTGCTGGTGCTGGTGAAAGGAAAGGTGGCATATGGAAAGGAAAGAAACAACCAATAGGGTTTGGCTAGTATCCAATGGACAACACTTGCCCATAAGTCTGGCGCAAGTGTTGTCTTTGTATCCAGACAACACGGCGCATAGTGCGGTATTCTGTTATATGCTGGACAATGGTTTGAATGATATAACCGCTTGGACAATGGGTGCTACAAGAATACCAATGCGGTTGTTTGCAATTGCCAAACTTGATGAAAAAGAAGGTTTGGTGATCGTTGGAAATGAAGCGCGCGCAAGTAGTTTATGCACGCGCAACGAATACAAACAAGCCGCGGTGCAAGAAATACGCACGACGGTATCTGCAAAAACAAAAGACGGATTTGAAGATGACAAATCACAGCAATTATTCTTGATGCTGTGCGAACAGATGAGTTGGGAAGAAGCACAATCGGTCGTAAGTTACTGTGAAATGCGCGGCCGTCAGGCACAGGGGCGGCGTTTTTTACAGGCAAGAAGCAGAAAAAACAACATCAAGAATAGTAATCACGTCCTACTTAAAGACTTGCGTGATAGCATACGCAATCAGGATGAACTATATCCTGACGAGGAAAATCTGGCAATCCTGACGGATGACTTGCCAGAAGAGAATAAGCGTGGGAATAAATCCCGTCAACGATATGTGCCTGATATGAAAGCAGGCGCACGTAAATACTCTCCGATCTCGTCCGATATTCCGGATGAGATATCCAAACACAAAGCCGATATGCAGCGAGAGAGAACACAGAAAGATCGTTACTCTCTCATATCCGATAGAGGCACCACACTTTTCCGTGATCTAACATTCACGGAATGTCGTATCTTGAATGCGTGCTTTCCGGTTCTCTTACGGAAAGCACAGTAACCAACACCACAATGGAAAGCACCGGAAATCGGGGGGGGGGGGTACCCCCTGGGTACTACCGCTACCATATCCCGCCGTGTCCGGGGGTATAGACAAAGAGGAAGGGTCTTTTTAAGAGAGGAAAATAGGTAATTAAAGGATTAGCTTAATCCCGATTATTACCTTTTAC